GCATTTTAATGGATTTGCTAACGTTCCTGCAAAGATTCTGCGTTGGTCAAACTGTGAGTTGGCACTTGGGAAGTTAAGAGTTGTTCCGCTGTCTGATGTGACATTAACTCTAAATGTAGCGCCTGTTCCCATTGAACTTTCTAACTCAACGTGTGGTGAGAGATAGTTAGAACCAGCGGCAGTTACAGTTACAGCCGTCACGCTTCCTGTAGCCATATCAATAGTAGCTCTAGCTGATGCGCCTGAACCTGAACTGTCTGAGAAAGATAACGGCAGAGTGAAAGTTCCTGTATCGCTTGCAACCTTAGTCTGTGTAGTGACTGTCTCACTAGCAGACACTTTAACTTCGATTGTAAAGGAAAGAGAACCAATACGAATAGCAACCGTACCGTCACTTGAACCTATCGCTACAGACATATTAGCAAGCAGACTATGTATATCTGAAATGCTTAGTGTTGCACTGTAGGTTGTATAAGTTGTATCGTTAATAACCACTGAACAATCGGTAGCTGTAACCGAGAGGGCGTAAGTCCTAGAGCTTAAACCACCACTGACTGATATGTTGGAACTTACGGTATCGCTTTCATTTCCAAAAACTACATCAGGATAGGTAGCTGTTAACTGCTGATAATATCCGCTTCCTGCCGTTAAAATATCTATACTTGAAACATAACCGACATCAGATTCAAATGCGGTAACGTACTTAGGCGGTGTCTCTGACATATCAGGATTAGAACCTGTATCATTTAGAGTAGTTCCGTCTGTCTCTCCAATGTAACCAAACACACCAGAGACTTGTCTGTAAACTTTATACTTGACTGCTCCTGCAACAGCTGACCAAGTAACTTTAATTGAACAGCCTGTGATGTAGTAATTACCTGTACCAGACTTAGAAGATGAAGCTGCACTCTCTCTGTTATTCTCATCAACGGCGGTAACTACATAAGTTGCAGTAATTTTATTGGCATCTTTCTTTTCACTGTCTGACATGTAGTTTGCATTGACAGCAGTAACAGATGAAATAACAGGTGCACTAAGAGTAGCAGATGTGGATACGTCAACAATTCGCCAATCGTATGCGCCGTATCTACGTATTTCTTTTGGGGGATAGTAAGGTGAGGTGACAGTTAAAATATCTGCGTTCTGCGAAAAGTCTAAGGTGTTTAAATCTTCCGCATAATACGGTGTAGATATTTCGTAAGGTGCACCATTTTGATAAAGAATCTGACCTTGTGTGGCAACTCTCATGTACTGGTCGCCAAGAATCAGCACTAAGGTCTGTGTTGAACTAAAACGGAATGGCACTAAACGTATGGCTGTAGTGCTATCTTTAGCTGTAGCAACATAAGCAAAACCAGCTCTTGAACGTATTGCGCCCTGCGGCAAAACAATGAAGTTCTCTAACTTTGCCGCCCCTGTTTGATAGCCCCCATCATCAACTCTACCTAAAAGCTGTGGCGCAATCTCACCACCTGTAAAAGCATTTTGTAAAACTCTTGTGCCCATTTCTTAACCTCTTGCAGAAACAAAAGATGAAACAGGATTAGGCTGTGGCTCAGGATCTATCGGAGTATCTAAATCGTGTGCTGATGTTAAGGACTGATAACCAAGTTGCATTAAACCTTGTCCCATCTGAACACCGTTCTGTCCTTTTACTAAAGACATAGCGATTCTTCCTGCAAGCAAAAACTCTATGCCCTCAACAAAAGTTGGCGGAAGTAAGTCAAAGCTAGGATTGTTAGACTGATAACGTAAAAGAATAGGCGCACCAACATCAGTGACTAAACATTTGGCGTTATTGACATTACGAAATTCAAACGGCAAATGTTTTTCAGCATTAAAACGTCTGTCTGTTTTACCGTCACTGTCAATTGGTGCTATCCATAAGACACGCAACACATCGGCTGGCAAAGAGTAAGTGAAATTAAATGGACGGCTTACATAATCAACCAAATAATCTTGAGTGAGTATTTCATCTTTCTTGCAAAAAGACCAATCGTATTTATCGTAAGAACGTAACAGAACTTGTGACAACAGACGATTACACAAGTCTGCTTCTTTGCTTGCTTCGGTTAAAGAACTTATATGTGTGCCCTGACCAACCAAGTCAAGCGCATTATTGCAGACCTCTAATTGTGTAATGCTCATTCTGATTTGTCCTTTTGCAAGAAAGGGGGATTGCTCCCCCTTTAAGAGTTATGAAAGAAAAACTAAGCGGTTACTTTATCTTCGTTGGCATAGCCGTACATCACGTTAGAACGAGGTGTAGTGCTAATCCAAGCTGAGATACCGTTAGCAACAGCGGTTTCAGATTCACCGACTTTTGCAGGGGCGGCATAGTTGCTAGCGTTAACGGTTTCGGATTCGCCAGCAGGAATAGGCTCACCTGTAGAAGTATTGCAAGGAATATAACGTGCAGTTATATAACGATACTTCTTGTCGGTAATATGGAACGGTAAAGATATTTCCTTACCCGCCACCAGCTCATCGGTATCAATTAAGCCACTATCAGACAGTACGGTTTCGCCTGTTGAAAAATCAGTAGTGGCAAAACCAAGTAACTGAATACGTAAATCATAGGTGTGAGTACCTTTGATTTTAGCTTTCAGATACAGCGGATTACCAACGCCATAATCTGCCAAAGTCTGAGCATCAATATATCTGTCACTGAAAGTAGTATCAGATATAACCTGATTGTGAGACAGGATTGTAATTGCATCACGCTCTGCCATTTTTTATCTCCTTTAAATTGATTAGGCTACAACGCTTTCAGTGTTGGTGATTGCATCGCAACGGCGAATAGGAATACCAGCAAAGGTTGACCAAGCACCGTTTGAACCGTACTCTTTCTGAGCTTCATGGTAAGCCAGTACGTTGTTGTTAGTACGTGCGGCAAGCTGACCTAAACCGTCATGTACGTCACCGTTCATGTAGAGCTTTAAACCCTTTCTGCCTGAAATTGGGATTTTGGCAATAGCGGTCTGAAGTTTGAGAATGAGGTTAGTAGTATTAGCGGACTTAATATCACCTGTACCAATACCTTTACCAGCATATAAATCATCAACATCAATGTTTGCAAGACGTACAACGTATCTCCAGTCACGAATCATTAAGCCAACGTGCCAGCTATACATAGTTACGTATGCAAGCATCTTGTTACCTAAGTCATCATCAACCAACTGCTGACCTAAATCACGAGTTTCTAAGCCAACCTTAGACCCTTTTGGATAAGGGCAATATACGTTGTCACCCCATGATACGAGATAGATTGAAGTGAGCTTGTTGGACTGTGCTGTGCCACCGCAGTTGATTACGTTCTTGGCGCAAGCGGCTGTTGCAACAGAAGTTGTTGAGTAACGAGTTGCTAAACCTGTAAAGCCATCTTCCTTAGAAGCATCGCCATAGAACATAGTAGTAGCGAATTTCTGCCCCATAGATTCAATGAAAGGCTTTTCTTCTGAACGTCTGAAAGCGGCATCATTACCGTTTAACTTGCAGACCTGAACGTCAATGATTGACTGAGCCGACATTTCGGCACAGGTTTCCTGTACGTTGGCAACGGTTGAATGTGACGGAGGAACGCCACGATTTAACTGTCTCCAATAAACATCAGGTAAACCTGTACGAATGGACTGCTGATCGCCGTTAGGTAAGTTTCCCTCCTTCATGGTAACGTCTTGGATAATTTCGTTACTCTGATTCAGGGCTTCGCAAATATCTGCTACGTTTCCTTTTGGATCTAAGCGGCGATAAAGTTCAGCCTGTGAAAGCATAGTAGAAGTCTGTCCTACAGGACTTGTTACTGCCATTTTTGTTTTCTCCTATTAAGATTTAAAAAATCATTTCCACAACTCAGGTGAGTTTGGATAAAGTCGTTTTGCAAGTTCAAAGGAACTCTCCTGTCTGCTAGCAACACCGTTGCCACCAACAAAGTTATCGCTTCCTAAATCCTTGCCTATCTTTGCAATTAGTCTGATTATCTCTGGGTTAAAACACTCTCCTGTCTTATTCAAATACGCACGTAATTCAGGTGTCGCATATCTCTGCATGACACGGGCGATGTTCGTGCGTGTTTCTTCGATGTGCTCACCACCAAACTCTTTGTCATTAGCAAGCTGTTCTCTCCACGCTTTGTTCCTTTCTGTGTAAGCGTTCTTGTAGAACTCATTAGCTTTGCCAATAGTTAAATTTGTAGCTTCAGTAATGCCAGCTTTGTAGGCATCAATCATCATTCGTGCCTGTTTCTGTGTTAAGCCAGCGTCTTTAAATACTTTCTGATACTTCTCAGCTTCGCCCTCATTTAACGGTAGTTCTTTACCGTCTGTGCCCTGTAGGATATAGCTGTCAGGGATTTGCGCTTCGCTGTCCTGCTGTTCCGCATCTTCGTTCTTGGTTTCAGTTTCAGATTCAGCATCTTTAGAAGTGTCTGCGGCTTCTTTGTCTGTCTGCTCTTCCTGAAACAGGTTAACGTCAGTGGGATTACTAGTCTGTTCTTCTGCACCGTCTGTGCCTAAAGGTTTAGCAAACTCTGCCTGTTCCTGTTTAGGCTGTTCCTGTGTTTCAGCTTGTGGCTGTGACTGTTCCTGAACCTGTTGTGTTACCTGTTCCTGAACTGTATTAGTAGTTTCGGTTGCAGTCTGTGGCATAGGTGCGCTAGTCTCTGCTGGTGCACTTGCTACGTTAGTTTCTGACATTTAAAGTTCCTCTTTCATAATGATTAAAAAATCTTCTTCACTCATTAGCTGTTTTAAAGCTATGGCTACAGAACGTTGCCCCTCACGAAAAGCCATGTAGTGAGTGTTGTCAGAATAACTAGGCTCACTAATTCCGCACGTCAGGAAGATATGTTTTAAAACTCTCTTGCCGTCATCGGTACGTAACAGGTTTTTCAGGGCAACAAAAAAGCGATTAGCTTTATCACTGTCTAATCGCTCTTTCTTTTGCTTTAACTGCTTATCTTTGATTTCTTCTTCAAACGTCATAGAACACCACCGCCAGCTATGGCATCAAGTGACTGTGTGCTCATACTAGCTTCACTACCGTGCTGTGCCGCCTGTGCGAGCTGATTCAAAGATTGAGCCTGTTGCTGTTGCTGTTCCATTTGAGCCTGCTGTTGCTGTGCCTGTGCTCTCTGCTGCCTGATTGCATCGGCATCTTCCTTAGAACGTAAGAACGTTGGATCTACACCAAGTCTCTGCTGATAAACATCAACATAACCATCAGGATCTAAGCGGTCTAACACTTCAGGCTGTAACTGTGAAATACTTGCAACAGCACTAACCATGCGGTCAACCGAGTTAATATCAACAGCCTTTTGCGCCTGTGACAAAACTGATTGAAACTCTACGTTCATTTCGGTATCAGCAAGTTCACTAGGCGGTGGCGGTAACGAGCCAGCTTTAAGAAGTCTGTGATAGGTAAGCTCGACTAATCTGCCTAAACACTCATTGTTGTTGCGTTCAATTACTGAGCCTAACACTAACATCTTCTCTTCTTTGAGAGAATAAACTTCTACGGTTGTCTTTCTATCGCCAGCCGCTTCTTCAAGCATCAAGAACTGACGAACAAACAAGCCGTCTTTAATTGCTTCTTTCAGTCTCATTATGTCCTGAGTTAAAGCGTTCAAGTCACCTAAAGTGGTAACAATAGGTTTAATTGTCTGGTCTGTGCCTGTGGCTGGTGTATAGTTCAAAGCTCCAGCACTAAGACTAATCTGTGTCTGTCTAGCAGAATTAGGAACTTGTAACGGAGGACGTGAATACTGGTCTATCAGTTCTGACTTTCTTAATGTCTCTTGCTGTAACTGCTTCACATCAGGGA